TACCAGTGGTTGTACTTCTACAGACTTTTTTGCTTATATTTCTGGAGATATTTCTAGAGTCGATAGAGTAAATTATTCTAACGATACTGCAACTGCTCTTGTAAGAGGAACACTTAATTTAGCTAGATATAATATATCTGCAACCGGAAACTCTAACTTTGGATATTTTGGTGGTGGATATAGTAATATATCTTCTGTAGAAAGAGTAGATTATTCAAATGATACTGCATTAGCATCATTGCGAGGTAATTTTAATTTTGGTAGAAATGCCAATGCTGCTACTGGTAATCAATCTTATGGTTGGTTTAGTTCAGGACAACAAGGAGGAAATTATCCGTCTAGAGTGGAAAGAATAGATTTTTCTAACGATTTATCTTTGGCTTCTATTAGAGGTCCATTAACAAATTCTAGTTTTTTTGGGACAGCAACCACCAACGCAAGATCCTCATAAATACTACGAACAACTCATATCATTATGAATTTATTATCAAACATCTTGATTGAACCACAAGTCCTCACACAAGAAGCACTACAAGAACTTCAAGAACACGCAAGAAACTCAAGCACAACTGATCTATCAGTCTTTGACCCAGACAAAACCAATGAAACAGGTGAGACTTCTTGGATTGTTGATAAAAATATAAGAGACACACAAATCATTGAGTTTGGTCCTTTGTTTCCAAAGATTGAAGATCTTTTTAAGAACCTTGTAAGAAACATTATTAATCCTTTTTATGGTATTGAAGTGTGGGATAGTGAAGTTCCACAATTTTTGAGGTATGGTGTAGGAGGTCATTATGCACCTCATATTGATGGTAGGTCTATTTGGGTTGCTCCAAATGGTGATAAGATTTGGAGAAAATCAACAGACAGATCATTATCCATAGTACTTTTTTGTAATGATGGAAACGGTAAAGATTTTGATGGTGGAAACTTTATGTTCCCTGAACTTGGTATAGAAGTTCCACCAAAAGCAGGGACACTTGTGTGTTTTCCATCAGATCAAAACTATTTGCACGGCGTTCGGGAAGTTACTAAAATTCATAATGAAGTTGGAAGATTGGCAATTGTATCGTGGGCTAGAGTTAAAGGAGAAAGAACAAAAGAAGAAGAAGATCAAGAACTTTTAGAAACTTATGGAGTTAACTAAATAATACAAAGATCTTATAAGTTTAGAGAAATGCAATACTTAAAGCATTATTGGGTTCGTAATGGAGAATATCTAACTGAACCAGGTCAAAATGGTCCTCTACAAAGTCATTCAAATATTTCAGGATTGGATGTTCGTTATTGGTTGACTGATGATCGTGGAGTTGATTATTGCCTTTCAACGGTTCCAGATAATACTCTAATCACCGAAGTTGATCCTGGTCTTGAGATTCTTACCAGAGAAGAATGGGATGCAATCGTTGCAACCATTCCTGCACCAGAACCTCAACCACAACCACCCGGTAGTCCTGATTGGAATACATTTAAGCAATCTGCTGTTGCTTCTGTTCTACTCAATACCTTTGTTGGACAATTAATTAGTATTGCACCTGTTGCCGCAACGGCACTTCCTGCAACTCTACTTCTTATTGAATCTGGAAACTATCAAGATTTTGAGAATACTTGGACCGCAATTGAAAACGCAACCACAGTTCCAACCGAACTAATTGCCGAATTCACAACTCTTGCAGAGTCTTGTAATCTGCCAGAAGACTTTGTAAATATTTTTGCTACTTGACACCTGACTCAAAATCCCTTATAATATAAAGGTCTTCAGCATTCCTTGTATCTTTGGGAATGAAGACCCTTTCTGTGGTGAGAAAGGTAAGGTGGTATCATAGGAGGAGAGAAATCTCCTCTTTTTTCTTATATAAATTATTACAGATATTAAACAATTATGAACTTTACCATATATTCTAAGGATGATTGTCCTTTCTGCTATAAAGTTAAACAAGTTTTAGAGTTGACAGGAAATAACTTTGTGGTGTATAATCTTAATAAGGATTTCACCAGAGAAGAGTTCTATGCCGAGTTTGGAGAAGATTCCACATTTCCACAGGTTATTTGTGACGACAAGAGATTGGGCGGTTGCACTGACACCGTTAAGTTTCTGAAGGAACAGCAAATGGTATAATGTCAGACATAAATAATGATATAACACCGAACCGTGGTGTAGAACTTATACTTACTGGAGGAAAAAGAAAACAACCTAAACTTTTTCATCTTATATTTGAGAAGATGATTTCATTCTTCAAACGAGAAGTAACCATCTATCTTGAATTTTCGATAAAGTCAAGGAAAGTCGAGTAGTTTCCCAGGAGAAAAAAATGTTGGCAACTAGTTTAGTTATAGGTTCATTCTTAACCGTACTATTTTTTATAATGGGTCTCATGTTGGGTTGGGTCGGCAGAGAATATATGATGACTCATCAGGAAGGACCAAAGCAAATTGCCTATCATCCAGAGTTTTATAATAAGGATGGCGATCTTATTGACGAAGAAATCGTTTCCGTAAGATTTGAACCAGGATACTTTGATGGTATTGATGATGAAGATGATGATGAAGAAGAATAAACTCTAAATATCATTAAGATTATAATTACATATTAAACAATTATGACAGCGACAAAAACAAAAGCAAAAACAACTCCAGCGGTAAGTATTGATTTGCCAGCAAATCCTTTTACCTTTGAGGTTCTGAATTTAGTATCTAAGCAAAGAACCAATATTAAAAAAGTTGAAGTTCTACAAAAATATAATGACCCATCACTCAGGGCAATTTTTATCTGGAACTTTGATGAAAGTTTGACATCTGCTCTTCCAGTAGGTATTGTTCCTTATTCAAGTGTGGGAGAGCAAGGTTCATTTAGTGGAACCCTGAGTGAGAAGATTGATGATGCCGTAGGGAAAATGAGTGAACTTGGTTCCAATTCACTTGGATCACAAGATCAGGGTTTTTCATCAATTCGCAAAGAATATTCAAAGTTTTATAATTTTATTAAGGGTGGTAATGATAGTCTGAGTTCTCTTCGTAGAGAAACTATGTTTATTAATGTTCTACAAGGTCTTCATCCTTTAGAAGCAGAGATTCTGTGTTTGGTAAAAGATAAAAAACTTGAGACGAAATATAAAATTACAAAAGAACTTGTTTCTCAGGCATACCCAGAAATTGTATGGGGAGGTCGTTCGTGAGTAAAACTGTAGTAGTAGAGGAAGAAATTATGCAGTGGACTCCAGAAGAAAAAAAAGAAACTTCTTCTCGTTACGGTTGTGAAATTCTTTTTGAACGTACTAATCTTGCTCAAGTAAAAGATCCTTCTTTACCAAATGATGCTTATCTAATTCTTTATCGTGTGGATGGTGAGACTCATGTAGACTTATGTCGTGGAACTAGAGTTAAAATCTTTGATATGTACTATGATAAGTTTGGACCCGGATCGGTTCAAAAAATTGACTTTGGATACGGAAGAGTATCTCCTAGACTATGGGGATACAGGGCACCCGAAAAGAAAAGGCGAAAGTGATTTCCTAGAAAGGCGGAAAAAAATCCCCCAAAAAATTCACCCAAAAAGGGTTTTCAAGAGAGGATTGACAAGTCCTCTCTTTTTTTGTATAATGAATTCAAAATATCAATCTAAATGGATACTGAAAGATTAAAACTCATTATTCGGAATATGGAATTGCTTTTAGATTCTCTCAAGGCAGAGATATATTCTGATATACCACAATACAAGTATGATGACATTAAACCAGAGGAAATTGACTATGATGAGGTTTTTTAACTGATGTCCGTAAGAGCAAAAAAACTTGTAAAACTACTAGAAAGATTGATTAGGCAAGATCACTTATATTCTAATGAAGAACTTAAGAAAATGAAATCACAACTGCGAGTTGTCAAAGAAGAACTTGCAGAATTAGAAGCAAAAACATCAAAAGGATTTGGAAAATGAAACCAATTAAAGCAAAAGACCTTCTTGAACTTGACCGTTATATGAAAGTTGTGATGATTCGTCAGACACAACTTCCACAGACTCTTGTTTATCAGGCAGGTAAGAATGATTATAGTGAAGACCCTATTCACACTAAGTTTCCTCCTGCGGAAAAGGAATGTGGCAAATGGGTAATTGAGCAACTTCTGGCAAATGAGAGAGGGCACTGGGGACCTCTAGAGCATCCTGCCATTTCTTTGGATTGCGTTGGGTTTGTTCATAATGTAATGGTTCAGGCACGAACTCACCGTGTTGGAGTTTCTTTTGATGTTCAGTCTCAGCGTTATACCGGTCGTCGTGTATTGAAGGTTGCGACTGGTGACCTGAAACCCGAAGAGGTTTTCTATGTGCGTCCAGAAGGTCTCTATTTGGACCGTAAAGGGCACAAGTATGAATGGACGAAGGATGACTACGAAAGGCAACTAAAGTTCTGTCTGGCGGCATCTGAGAGGTATGCTGAGGGTTATAATACTCGTGGTATGGCAGAGGAACATCTTCGTGATTACCTTCCTCAGAATATCCGCCAGAACTTTGTGGTTTCGTTCTCTCTCCGTGCCGCACTTCACTTCCTTGACCTTCGTGCTAAACTTGATGCTCAGGTAGAAATTCAGGCATTATGTGAAGGTATGGTTCCAGTAATGAGAGAATGGGTTCCAGAAATCTTTAGTTATTATGAGGAAAAGCGTCTACACAAAGCACGACTTTCTCCCTAAATATTTTGTAAATTATTATACCTAATGCCTACTTACAGATTTGAGAATACAGAAACAGGTGAAATCTTTGAGAAATGGATGCTTATGGCAGACAAAGACCCATATCTCAAAGAAAATACTCATATCAAACCTCTTATACCAACACAAATGAATGTTGGTGAAGTGGGGGATTGGAGAAATAAACTAACCTCCAAACATCCTTCGTGGAATGATGTACTCGGACAAGCTCAGAAAATGCCCGGTTCAACTGTAAAAAAACTTTAAACACTTATGGCAAGAAGAAAAAGAGCAGAGCAACAAAATGATGTTGGTCTTACCACTCGTCAAGCAAAGCGTAAAAAACCGTTAAGCGGTGAATATCTAGTAGATATTGACCCACTCACTGATAATCAGAAAAAACTTTTTGATTCTTATGCGGAACAAAAACATTTAGTTGCCTATGGGTGTGCCGGTACTGGTAAAACTTTTATTACTCTTTATAATGCTCTTCGTGAGGTTTTGGATGAAAAAACACCTTACGAAAAAATCTATCTTGTCCGTTCTTTAGTTGCCACAAGAGAAATTGGATTTCTTCCTGGTTCTTATGATGATAAGTCGGATATTTACCAAATTCCTTATAAGAATATGGTAAAGTATATGTTCCAGATGCCTACAGATGCTGATTTTGAGATGCTCTACGGTAATCTAAAGTCACAAGAAACAATTAAGTTCTGGAGCACCTCATTCCTTCGTGGAACAACACTGGATAATGCAATTGTGATCGTGGATGAGTTTCAAAATTTGACCTTCCACGAATTGGATAGTATAATTACACGTATAGGTGAAAATTCCAAGATTATGTTCTGTGGAGATGCAACTCAAACGGATCTTCAAAAGACAAATGATCGTAATGGAATTATTGATTTTATGAAAGTCTTAAGATCTATGCCATCAATTGATTTAATTGAATTTG